ACTTACTTGCGTCCCACCCAAGAGTGGGATGAACGTCAGGTCTTATTATAGACCTCATACATTATTTAGTCAAGTGTCCTGGTATCAACACGAACATTTATCAATTCTAAAGAAGCATACCTTTATCACTCATATACTTGAGAGTTTCTTTTAAGGTTCCACGGTGTTCGAGTCCAATTGCAATTTGAGGATACTCTGCATCAGCACCAAACTCAGCATGAAACTGATTACTAGTGAAGTCATCGTCCAAAACAAAGACTCTTACACTTATAGAATCATCAAACTGAACACTCTTAAGGAGACTTTCTGCCCTTTCACATTCTTGACTTCTGTTAGAATAAATTATTGGTTGCATTCTTTATCCTCCTTATATTCAATTACAATTCTTTTATATTCTTTACCAGAACTATCTTTAATGTGGAGTTTTTTAAGTTCCCCATTCAGGTCTTTAGCAATTTCGTGCAACTTACCCCAAGGTATTTCTTTTTCAGTCACGTTGCCTCCAGTCATCAGTTTTTTCGTGAGAAAACCAGTCTGCAATATCATCAGCACTACCGAACCCTGATGAATGATTAGATGGATCAGGGTCCCCAAGGTCCATCTGGTTCAGAAAATCATCGAAATCACCCTGTTTCATGTCTGGGTTTCTTGATTGTCTACGTGCTTTCCTTAAAATTGATGATGCACTTTGATTAGACTTTGCTAATTTGTTTGCCCAGATCATATCAGATAAAGATACTTCCTCGTTAAGAACTATCTTTTCGCAGATTGCTTCAAGTCGCAACCTATATTGGGTAGAAAGCATACGTGTTTACCTGCTAGTATATTTATTCTATTGCCTCTGAATCAATTCCATATTCATCAACTAGTTTGTCTATCTGAGTTTCTTGCCCAGATAGTTTTTCTAGTTCAAACATGGATGACTTTTGGTACTTCTTCAGTTTCTTATACTCTCTAATAATTTTTTGAACTTGCTTTCCGTTAATATTAAGGGTGAACTCTTTATCCTTTCCAGGTTTGGCAAACCCCTTGAAACCATCACTCATTTTCTTTTCTTTTCTTTCTTTGGTTTTTGTCCCCAAAGTTTAGGGTTGACTGTTCCATATCCAAAATCAATTCTTTTAACAGAATCTTTTCCATATCGATCATAATACATATCGAACATCTTTACTACTTTACCGCAACGGGTAAGATCCATATGCTCTACACCATCAACAACATACCAGATAAGTCTGGCATCTGTTGGAAATGTCTTATCGTTTGCTATCTCTATAGTTGTTTTTTCCAACAGGATTTGGCACTCATAATCAGATGGATTGATTTTGTTTTCCTCTGATCCATACTCTGCCATTTCTTTTTCCTGTTGTTCTACAGCAACACTACTCATGAACGTCCTCCCCAGTTGATGTCGGGATAAGCTTCTTTAATAACTTCGTATGTTAATTTATATTTAGTTTGTAATGCTTTGTCTTTTACAAGGCAAAGAATTGATGCCTCCTCGGGGTGTAGACCCTCAAGCATTTGGATAAACATAGTCTCTCTGCGGAGAGAAGTGAGACTATCATTACCACCCTTTACAAAGTTAAAGAGATGCTTATACTCTTTACGAAGCGATGTATGATCTGTCCCAACAGGAACTTCGTTTGCTTTGTAAGGAACCTCTCCAGCAGGAACTACAGAGATTACAGTGTCATCAAAGTTCCAGATGAGAAGACTCTTCAGTGCAGGATTACCATACTCCTGAAGAATCTCAACTTTTTTTACTTTGCTCCGCTGTTTACTAGCAAGATCAAGGATTTCATGAATGAATGGATTAGGTGGGAGTTTTGCTTTCTCCTTAGTTGTCGTCTTCTTCGTCGAGTTCGTCATAGCTATTTTCAAATCGTACTGCTAAAATTTCGTCAGGTAATACATTTCCGTTTTCATCAAACATCTCTGGATGAGTATAAACTGGTTGATTTACCCATGTATTCTCTCTTGCTAACCATCCTACCACACCTCCTACAAAAAAGAACATGATTGAAACAAGGGTTCCAATCGTAAGTGTTACTGCTAACATTTTTCTATACTCCAGAGATTATTTCTTTCTGATGTCCAGATAGAAGTTTAGATGGAATACAATCTCTCTTCGGAAGAGAGCAACCATCTTACCAAACTTTACCTGAAAAGTTTTTGGTTGTTCTGGTTTTGCCCTCCTATTTCGTAGAAGCAACTCTACCCCACGATTAATGTGGGTTTCGTGATTATTTAGTTTTCTTTCTTCGCCCAGGTCGTCGATCATAACTATACTTCTCTGCATCTTTTAAGATGCCATTTAAATAATCTTTTATTTTTCTGGCTTGAGGTTTAGGAATATGACCGTAACCTTCACGTAGTTGTTTATGTTGATTGTCTGCACCACCTTTAATGTATTCTTCTAAGTCAGTAACGATACAATTGATTTCATTTATTGTACAACTATCATTGAAAGAATCTATCTCATGTTTTTTAATTTTACATTCTTTTAGATAGTCATAGAACTTTAAATTCATTTGTCCCTCAAAGGCATTATCGATAGCGTGTTCCACAAGATCGTAGATGTCGATGAGGTTTTGTTCCATTAGACCAACTTTTGTTCTCTTAGATACTTAACAGTTTCAGTACATCCACCGATGATTATATCATCTTTTATGACTCTTGGAAAGGTAGAACCTTGTCCAAACTTATCATAAAATTCTTCGCGAGTGTAATCCCTGTTAAGTTTATATATCACATGCTTGATTTCTGCAAGCTCTAATACCCGTTGAACTTTTGTACAAAAAGGACATCCGTCCTTTGAATATACTGTAAATGTCATTGTTGCACCTGTTTCCAATCGTTATCAAAAATTTCTAAACCTTTATCAGTAAGGATATGATCATACATTTGGTCAAACACTTTAGGTGGCATCGTACAAATCTGTGCCCCATTGTACCATGATCTGACAGCACGTTGCACACTGCGGATAGAAGCAGAAAGAATCTGAGTCCTGACTCCGTGGATGCGATACAGTTCTGAAATAGATCTAACAACCTCCAGACCTGCCACTGACTGGTCGTCTAAGCGTCCTACAAAGGGAGAAACATATGTTGCTCCTGCCTTCGCTGCTAGGACTGCCTGAGCAGCACAGAAGATTAGTGTGACGTTGACCTTAACATTCATGTCAGAGAGTTCTTTACAAACGCTCAGACCATCCCTAGTCATAGGGAGTTTGACAGTGCAGACATCACCAAACATATCAGAAAGTCTACGTCCTTCATGATACATCTGAGCTGCACTACCGACAACCTCCATACTGATATCACGAACACCAATATCTTTGATGTCCTGGTAAACATCCATGGGATTTCTACCACTCTTCATAATCAAAGTAGGGTTGGTAGTGACACCATCTACCAATCCAGTTTTAAAATATTCATTAATAACTTCTGTGTCCGCAGTGTCAAGAAAGATTTTCATATAGTTGTGCGTATATTTCATTATTCTACATGAAGATGTCCAATCATGCCAGCCCCCTGATGAGGACCACAAAAGAAATCATAGTCTCCTGCATCGGCAAAGAGAATATCTTGCGATTCGCCAGGAGTAAACATCAACGATTCCCTAGAAAGATCTGCTCTACCTTCAACAATAATATTATGTGGGGGCAACATTCCGTTTACGAAATGAACTGTTTCACCAGCAGTAATACTAATATTATCTGGATCGAATACAAGATTTCCATTGGAACCCATTGTTACGTCTACGGCGTATGCAATCCCAGGTAAAAATATAATCATTGCCGAAACGGTGGCAACGATAACTGCGCTAATAAACTTCATTATAGTTCATGCAACTACTCTATCTATTATATCATCAAATTTGTATACCTGCTTACGTCATGAAGTCATGACGTAAAAAAAGACCCCCCTCTTGAAGGGGGTCTGAAAGGGCAATCAGGACAACCAGCGCCGCAGCATCCTCTATTTGTCGTCATATAATTTCTCTAATTTTTCTCTAGACAAATCAACATACATCACCTCTTCACCTGCTTCAGGTGCTTCAGGATGTTTTTGTCGGACTGGTTTGGGTTTCATATCAAGTGACATGATATTTGCCCACATCATTGCGAATGCAGCACCCCCAATGAGAGCAAAGCATACACCATAAACAAATACTAGATAATGATTCATGCTTCGCTCGCAGTTTGAATTGTTGCCATTGTGTCATGAAGTTCTCCAATATCACGGAGACCTTCGACACTGAACCAGGGAGCATTCGCCCAACTGAATCCTTCACCCATAGTGCTATCGGGTGCTGTGATGTACCAATGACATGCTGTGTCTGGTACATCTACTGAACACTTAGACCAATCGTCACTCCATTGTGGAACTTGAACCCACATTAGAGCAGCAAACATAACACTGTATAGTGCTTTAATCATTTGTGAGTCTCCGTTTTATGAGATGGTCTATTGAGAAATTACCAGGACCACTGAGAACGATACATGCTGCACCTCCCCAGTAAAGAACTAGAAGTTCTAACAAGTAAATGTTAAATCCAGATGTAACTAGGGCATGATAAATTGCGAATGATATTGTACCTAAGATTGC